ATGTTACACCTATACGAGCAACTGAATCTTTAACAAATCCTTTTACTACATCAAGTGGATCATCAACGGTAACAGTCACCGATGCTTCACATGGTGCTTCAATTGGTGACTTTGTTACTTTTGATTCATTCTCTTCAATAGATGGATTAGATATGAATAACGAGTTTGAAATTATTACAATTCCTTCTGCTAGTACATATACAGTAACTCATACAAGCACAGCTTCTGGGTCAACATCAGGCGGTGGTGGATCTGGAAATGCTAAGTATCAAATCAGTGTTGGTCCATCGACTTCTACTTATGGATATGGATGGGGCGTAGCAACATGGGGATTGAGCACATGGGATACAGCTCGAACCTCATCTGACGTTGTTCTTTCTGCACGTCAATGGTCATTAGATAATTTTGGCGAAGATTTAATTGCAACAGCATTAAATGGTGGAACTTTTATTTGGGACACTTCAGGTGGAACAAGTTCTAGAGCCACTGCCTTATCAAACGCACCAACAGCATCTAGATTTAGTTTAGTATCTACTGATACAAGACATTTAATGATTTTTGGTACAGAAACAACAATAGGTGATGCATCCACACAAGATGATTTACTATTTAGATTTTCAGATAGAGAAGATGCAACAGATTATACACCAGTGGCTACAAACGAAGCTGGTTCACTTCGTATATCTGATGGCTCAAGAATAATGGGGGCTGTTAAATCATCAGGACAAATACTTGTTTGGACAGATACTTCTTTACATGGCGTTCAATTTGTTGGCACACCTTTTACTTTTGGTCTTAGACAACTTGGTGCTAACTGCGGATTAATTTCTCAACACTCAGCAATAGAAGTTAATGGTAGGGCATATTGGATGTCTGATAATTCTTTTTACATGTATGATGGGGTTGTTAAAAAAATGCCGTGTTCCGTACAAGATTATGTATTTGATGATCTTGGTTACACCAACAGAAATGATATTGCCGTTGGATTAAACACAGCCTTTAATGAAATTATTTGGTACTACCCTTCAGCAAATGCTACACACATAGATAGAGGAGTCGTTTATAACTATTTAGAAAATACTTGGTACACTATTAATTTAAGTAGGACCACTTGGCTTGGTGCTTATGTTTATGAAAATCCAATTGCTACAGAATACGACACAAGTATTACAGCAAACGTATCTACTATATTAGGTTTAACAGCAGGGGCTTCTTATATTTACGAACACGAGTCAGGTAATAATCAAGCAGATGGCACAGCTATTTCTGCTTTCTTAACAACTGGATCTGTTGAGATCGCTGATGGCGATCAGCTTATGTCAGTAAGTAGATTAGTTCCAGACTTTGATAATCTTACCAATAATATGACAGCAACGCTAACCTTAGAACAGTATCCACAATCTGCGGCTAATGTAACGACAACAGGCACTATTTCTAGCACAACAGAAAAAATTGATGTAAGAGGTAGAGGTAGAGCGGTTAAAATTAAATATGAAACTAACACAGTTGATGACACAGCTTGGAGACTTGGATCTACCAAGTTACAACTTAGACCAGATGGAAGAAGATAATGGCTAAAATAACAATTACACGATTACCTAATGCAACAGAAGAATACAGTGCTACTCAATTTAACCAAATGATTTCATTATTAGATCAAATTATTCTTTTACTTAACACAAACTATCAAGCTGATTTAAAATCAGAAACAGAAACAGAGGTTTTTTTCCTTGGCTAATACATTTAAAAGCGCAATGGTGGATATTACCACAACAAATTTAACAACTGTTATTACAGTCCCCACGGCTAATGCTGGGGCAACACCACCAGTTCCACCTACTACGGATGTAGTAAAATCTCTTTTAATTTGTAATGACTCTGGTTCAACAACTTTAGTTGATGTTGAAGTTGTCCGAGGTGCTGCAACCTTTGAAGTATTCAAAGCAAAGAGTGTTGCTACGAACACAACAACAGAATTATTGACTCAACCTTTAGTTCTGCAAGAAAGTGATGTTCTTAAAGTTCAAGCCAATGCTGCCAATCAGGTGCACATTATAGCAAGTTTTATGGAGGTCACGAAAGGACAACTCTGATTAACTTACATTCTCTATTTATTACCCCCGTATTTTCACTACAACTTAAAGGTCACGAACATCTCATTGATAGCATCTATCAACTACGAGAAAAAGATGAGATGGGTATGCCACGGTCCAATGTTGGTGGTTGGCATAGTCATGATGAAATATACGATATAAAAAATTTTCGTCCTTTGGTTGGTGATATATTAAAATACGCCAAAGATTGTTTTAATCATATGGACGTACAAGATAATTACAATCCTGAGATGACGGGTATGTGGGGTATGATAAACCCACCAGGATCACGGAACAATGTACATACACATCCATATAATTACTTATCTGGTGTCTTTTATCTTAAAGCTCCTAAAAAGTGTGGAAATATTGTGTTTCTAGAGCCTAAATCACAGTCAGAGGTGTTATCACCCCCAAAAACAGATAAAGCCTCTATACACCTCGCTCACAGCGTACAATGGGAACCTGTTGAAAATTCCTTGATTTTTTTCCCATCATGGTTACAACATGAAGTACAAACAAATAGTTCTGATGATGATAGAGTTATTATTAGTTTTAACATAAATTGGAGAAAAGAAGATGCCGATAGTTGAACCTGCTGAATTACTAGGACATATTACAACAGAAGATGGAAGAAAAATTCCACATTATAAAGTAAAAACTGAAACTACAATTACACACGTGGATACAGGTGCTGAGTATAACTCAGAAGCAGAAGCTCAAGCTGATATTGATAACCCAGGAACATCCACAACTGCAGAAAAAATTAGAAGAGATGTAAAAGTATTTGCTCCTTCTTTAGCAGATATGTTAGGAGAAGCTGCTGAGTAAAGTTTTTATAGAAGAAGATTTTTTTCCTTTAAATATTTACAACGAGATAGTTCAACAGATGATATCTATTGAATATGTTCCACCTAGTAAATCTAAAATTGATAGTCATAAAGGATGTTACTGGCATGAGCATATGTTAGTTAATAATTGCGATGTTCAAAATGAAATTAAAAATTTAATAGATAAAAAATTTAATTTTAAAACAAATAATTTTATACAAACTACATACACTATGGTTGGTGCAAATGATATGCCAAGACCACACACGGACATCGGAGAAATGGGATGTAAATATCAATGTTTAATTTATATGCATGGTCCTGAATCTGTTAACAATGGCACAGGGTTTTATAATATCAACAAATCAAACGAACTTGAACTAAGCATTCACGTTGGTTTTAAATGCAATAGAGCTATTTTTTTCTCATCAGATGTTTATCACGCCCCACTTCAATGGGCTGGTAATGGTTCTTTTAGATACTCAATTTGTAATTTTTTTAATTAAGCACTACAAGCTTCACATTCCATATCAGAGTCTAAACCAGTTACCATAACTGTTGCATCGGAGTTATGTGGCTTACCTTGAATTGTATGTATGTGAGGACCTTTTTTGTGTTCTAATAATTCTTTTTGTAATCTTTCATTGTCTCTTTCCACTGCTAATAAACGTTCGTGGTAACGACTCACCTTATCAGCAAGGGTAGCTATAGCCT